CATTTGGTCTATTCTAAGTATGCCTTTCATTGTAGTAACTAAAACATAGTTACCATAATTAGCGGCTGTAGTCGTATTGTTTATAGATGCTGTGGTTCTTGGTTTAGTGAGAGGTATAGGAATGTCGTTAGTATATGTATGTCTAAAGCCTTTAACATATGCAGTACTTGGAGTTATGATCGCATCTATTTTTGCTGCATCATCAGCATTTGTTTCAAAGTCAACTAACATTCTGCCAGTTATATAGTTGCCGCTTTCTTCACGAGTTCTTTGAGCAAGAGTACTATTTAAATCTCTTGTCTCTAAACTATTTGCCTGTACGTTATCTCTGAATAATATTCCTCGTGCAACTTCTGCAACTGGAAAGAAATAATCTCCGGCTTCAGTATCTGCTTTGTCGATGAGCGTAAGTCTAATTCTATATCTGTCTGCACCTGGCGATGCAGTATTAACAGTCGCACCACTGTTATCGAATAAATCATTATCATCTGCAGTTGATACAATATCTTCGGTTACATTAAATCCGACTGTACCACTATAAGTTGAAGTAAATTTAGAAAGTATAAGTTCCTGTTTTGCTGTATGTACAAAGTGACCTTCTAAATAGAATTTACCTGCGTCTACTTCAAATATTGTACCGTTACCAAATGCAGGATTGCCTGTATTATTTGTGGATTGAACTGTTAGTGTTACACTATTTCCAGAAAAAGTTGCACCATTAGTTGGAAGAATTCCTTCATTAGCAGTTCCATCTTGATCTGCTCCGTCTACATATGTAACATAGATAACTGCAGGATCTGGATTAGCAGCTGCTACTACTTTATTAACACGAAACTTAATTGCTGGTGTACTTTGTTGTGTGAATATAAACCCTTCGATCGAAGCTATAGCAGGCAATGCTGTACCGCCATCGGTTGGATCAGTATTAAGTTTAATAAAATTGACTTTATTTTTTACTTGTGTCGCACCGCCTACTGCAGCTTGACCGTGTTTGTAAGTAAAATCAGAATTTATTTTTAGATCAGTTTGTATAATAGTTTGTAATTGATTAAGCTCACGTTGCTGTAAAGATCTTGCGTTATTAAAAAGGACTTTATAATAGTTATCACTATCGCTATAATCGTCGTTATACGTATTAGCAAACGTAGTTTGTATTTTCTGAGTAGCCATCGTAAATCCTTATATTTCGATAATAACTTTAATATCTTCAGTTTGATCTGCAGCTCTTACAACTGCTGCTCTGTTATCAATGTATAGTAAATCTCCGCTATACTTTTCTACCTTAGCTTCTGTAAGTTGATTAGAAGCTTTGACTGTTCCTGCCCCTGATCCTGATGTTACTACAATATCTTGACCAGCTGAAAACTGAGTAAATCCAGTCGACTCTGTTTGATGATAAAAGACTTCAAAATTTCCTGCTGCTGATACGTTAGTCGCACTATCAACATAACCTCTAGGTGCAGGTTCTGATACGTCAGCTTTCATTAAAGCTCCTTGAGTAAATGCCGTACCTATACTTGCAAATTGAAGTCTACGCAAACAGCTTCCATCATTATCAGAAAACAAACCGCCTGCAGATGCAGAGTCACTTGATTTTGGATTTCTTATAAGACCAATTTGTCTAAATGAATTACCTGTTTGAAATTCTCCTTCTTCATTTCCATTTGGCTTAGCATTAAACATCATTGCATCGGCGCGTAGATCGTCTCTTGGATCTGCACCGAAACCTCCTTGCGGGCCAAATACAACTTTACCTACTGCAGGTTTAGTAGGAGATCCTCCAGAAAATGTTACACTCGCAAAACTAAATCCTTGTCCCATTTCTATAAGATTTGCAGCACCCGCACTATCATCATTCATTTTAACATTTACTACACTTCCGATTGTACCGCCGCTTGTCATAAGTGCAGTGGCATGTGCACCAGAGTGTGCTGTTAAATCGCCGTCTCCAACAATAGCAATAGTTGGGACACTGCTATAACCTGAACCACCTGAGTCTAAATCAATTCCTACAATTTGTCTACCGCCAGAGCTGTTCCATGCAGCTCCACTAACTGCAGCATTCTGAATAGCAAGTTGTTCTACATCAGTCGCAGGAGATGAACCATCTGTTGCACCCTGCAATTTAACAGGAATAAAATTAGCAGATTTATATTTTGATGCATCAAGTGTACCTATTGTATATAAAAACTTCCAGCCATATCCATCTGCCATTATCACACCTTTTGTAGAAGATCCAGTAGGTTCATTCTCTGAAGGTACAGGTGTACCATCGTTTGAAGCTCTTCCTTGACGTATACATACATAAACAGAATTATTTGCTGTAACAACATAATATTGATTAGGAGCAGAAGGATGTCCTACTTTTGTATCATTATATACATTATAACTTTGACCTGCTGTCCAATTAACTCGTGGAACAACTGCTGAAAAATCAACAACCTTTTTTACTGATTGCAATCCATGTCTAAAATCTCGCTGTTCTTTCTCGGTATTTAAAGGAGTCGGTGCAGTATCAGTTGCATTCCAATCTTCACTTTTTGAAATACCAATATAGTAATTTGTAGTAGCTAAATCTGCATCAGCTTTAAAGTCATCCATGAGACGTCTTTTTGCCTCTGCTGTAATGATTGCGTTAGTAGTCATATTACTTTTCCTTAAAGTATTGTATAATTTAAAATTATAGCGGAATCATTTGCTAATGTTCCGCCTGATTTATTTGTGATGCGCACTTTAAATGATCCTGCTACCACTGTATGTACATCTACATGAACATCTAGATTTGCATTAGCAATAACTGTAGAAGTTGCAAGACACTTACTAGATGTAATTGTAACATCTGCGTGTTCTGCATCATCTGCCAATGTTCCAGCTAAAGTAAGAGTATGTTTAATCTTAGAAGTATTAGATGTAACTGCGCCAGCACTTGAAGCAACATCAGAAGCTACGGCAGTACTCTCAGAAACCGTTAAACTACCAGTGACAGTTAGATTATCTGCAATAGTTGTTTCTGAAGTTGTATGACCAATTGTAACTGCAATGCCTGAAGTTTCAGTGGCTATTTTCATTGCGCCAGTTGCGTTTGTTAAGAATGAGTTTGTTCCGTCATGGAACAGTGTCATATCTCCGCCAGTACCTATTCTTGCCTTATCACCGTCTGGCATAAGGAAATCACCGTTAGCATCGGTTATAACCGCTTTAGAAGCTGCAGTTGTTCCTGCAACTATGTTTTGTAATGCAAGAGCACCTTGAGCAATAGTAGACCAATATGTACCTGTCCATATAAGTTCGACTGATTCCCATCGAGCTAGTATAGCAATTTGGCCATTATCACCGCCATTGAATTTAGCACCTGTAATTGTAACAGCACCTGCATTAATATTAACAAACTTTTTAATTTGACCAGTTACTGTTGAAACAGGAAGAGTACATGCTACTGCAGTACCTGCATTGTGAATTGTTAATGGAACAAGCAAAGAAGCAGTAACAGTTGTATTGGTTAATGTTTCTGCAGTATAACTTAACTTACTATTAACAATAACTGAACCAGTACCTTTAGCTGCTAATGATAATGATACGTTCGCATCTCCACCGACAGCATTCAGTGTCGGAGCATTCGTTGCTGCCGCATTTGTTAATTCTATATGGTTAACTGCAGATGTCGTAGTTTGAAATACAAGTGATTCGTTACCATTCGCATCTGCTATAAAACCAGCATCAGCAAATTTAGGTGTCGTAAGTATGGCACTTGCAAGAGTTTTATTTGTGAGTGTATCTGCTGTAGCTTTACCTACAAGTGTATCTGTTGATGCAGGAAGAGTGAGTGTTGCATCTGCTGTTGCAGCAGGTCCAATCAATGTAACTGCATTTGTTCCGTTGTCAGTATCTTCTTTAAATAAAATTTTACCTGCAGAACTTGAACTGCCTGATAAAGTAGGCGCACTTAATGTTAGAGTTGAACCTGAAGTTAAAACTGTACCAGTTTCGTCTGGAAATGTAATAGTTCTATCTGCAGTTGGATTAGCAAATGTTAATGTAGTTTCAAAATCATTAGCGCTTGTACCTTCTGCAATAATTGCATTATTACCTAATTGAACATTTGAACTAGGAGTATCTCCTCCAAGTACTGTGTAAATTTCTGAGAAGTTGGCATTAATCTTTGTACCAGTCGAACGTAGTGTGTCGCCAGTATTATCGTTTGCGGATGCGCCAGTATTTATTGTCTGTCTTGCCATTACTTTAACCTATCGAGTTGTAACTATTTATACGCTTTATCTATTGGAATCTAGATAATATTTGAATTCGTCTTCATCCATTGTTCTTTGAACATTAGAGAATCTCATTACACCATTAAACGCAGCTGAATCCTCATCCATTGTTGGGCTAGACATTCTAACAGCATCAACAAGGCTTGTATATGTGTTATCAAGATAACCAAGAGTTGCGAATTGATTAACTGAGAATGAACCGAAATCTTCACTTGAATCCGTAGTAGCGTCGACTGTACCCAAATTAATTGTAGATGTAGTAGAAGCAGTAACTAATCCACGATCAACAATATTAATAAATGGTTGTCTGAGATCAACAGGCGTTGTAACGCTTGGTGCACCAGCAGAATCAGCAAAATGCTCTGTAGATATTCTACCAAAGTCAATACGATAAGAACCTTCGTATGTAATACCGTCCGAATCTGCTGGCCAACCAGTCTGAAATGGATTTGCTGGATCTGTATTGTATGGAATTCGTGATTTACCAATAATACCAGATAGATCTTGACGACCAAGTGGTATACCTGTTGCAACTCCTACGAATTGTGGATTTGCAATTGGCTCTCTACCTTGACTATCCATAAAGTCAAAACTTATGTCTGCGTTTTTAGATTCAATTGCAACTTCTGAACCTACAAACATTCCTGCAGGATGTGCAAATAATTTATATAATTCTAACCATTCATTTGAAGTTCTACCTAACTTAAGTAATATTCCCCAAAACTGAAATATTTTATCGTCAGTAATTCTTTTTTCGGTACCAGGTCCTATTTCATCTAGACCTACTTGAAATGTTAAATCTTTACCATATATTATATCTGGTGTTTCACCAAAGAACATATTGAAGAATCTTTGAATACCGAACTTAGTACCTTTTGATCTATAAAAGTTATTAGATAAACTTGCAGACGTACGGGCATCGAGTGTACCCTTTAAATAGTTTTGACCTAATAATAATTCATCTTCTATAAATGTAAGGTTTTCTGCGTCTGTCTGTACAATGTCTCGAACCGTAGGTATAGTCTTTAATCTTTGACCAAAGTTTCCGTCACTATCTAAATTCTCATGATACTTTTCTAATAAGGTAATGAGTTTCGGATTATCTTCTCTAAACCATTCAGGCAAAGCTTCGCTGACTAGACTCCCTGTAAAATCTAGTTCGCGTCTTCCGATATCTGAAAGGGTTTTATCTGCCATTTTTAATTATCAGCTTCTGTTGTTACTGCAGAGATAGTACTAAGACTTTCATCATACTTAATTATATTTTGTCTTTCTGGTGCAAGAACACTTTGATTTGCGGGTTTAACTCCAAGTTTAATTTCAGTAGCTGAACCTAAGAACGCGGTTGGTCTAAATCCAACAATATTTAACAATCCTGAGTTTGAATTGTATGATCCTATATTATCTACTATAACAGTTCCGCTTTCTGATGATACTATTTGTAATTTACTACTTGCAACATTGGGTGCTGATTCGTTTAAAATTCTACAATTAGTTCCATCAATTTTAAATGTATTACTTTTTACAACTAAATCCGCATCAGTTGGTACAGCTACTGCGGCAGGAACTTGAATGGCTCCAGGAAAAGTAAGAGTGAAATTATTAAACACATTTAATGTTGGCGAAATTCTTTGTTGCATTCTTACATTCATTCTCGATGAGAGTACAGCATTACTTGTATCATCTATCAAAGATAACAATGCAGATCTTCTAAATGCTTTTCCAAATTTACCGGTATTAGCAATAAAATAATTGCTTATTATAGTTTTAATAGATTCTGTAATAGTATTAATAGAAAGAGAAGTTAAAAGAGGATTTATCTGATAGAATAATTCTGTTTCAACAAATGTTTCAATAGGATCTGCAAATTCTATATTGAAAGATACTATTGCAAGCTGTTTAACAAGCTCTATAATAGAAGCTTCTGTTGCTGTTTTAGTTGTGGCAGTTACATCATCTTCATAATCGATAGATGAAAACACAGTACCAAACTTAGCCTCTGGATTATCTTGACCACCCCACGATATAATATCATTAATCAATGTAGAAAAGTTTCGATTGATGATAGCAGTATAATCTTCGGGTGTAACCATTCTATTCTGTGATGCATATTGAAATGGTGCATTAGTACGAATCGAAGCAATTGTTTCTTTTTCATCGCCGCCAATAGCCGCTGTCTTTGTAGATGGTGCACTTAAAGTTCTTGGAGATGCAAGTACTGTAACTGCATCAATAGCTGTAAAGACCTTTGCAGTATTTGCGGCTGAGCCTTTTACTGAAAGATATTCTACTGTAATAGTATTACCTGCAGCTGGTGCCACGCCTAAAATTCCGTTACCACCAAATGATAATTGATAGAATCCGTTAGGCGCTTCTTTTAAAATGTAAATAGTAGATGAAGAATTAATAACAGTAGCTGCAGTAATATTAGTATATACAGTAGTACTAGTTCCATCTACAACTCTTACGATCGCTGTATCGGCATCAAGATTTTCATCAGGAATTATATAAACATCTGCTGCATTAAATTCTCCAACATTAAAGGTTTTGGTTGTTACAGTACCTTCAAATATTGGAATAGAATCAGAGCCATCTGTTGTTTTAAAGTTATAGGCACCACTACCATCGTCAGTAGCTGTCATAACTTCTCTTGTTTGAAATGTATATGTAATATCATCAACAGGAGCTGAGAATCTAAAATTAGTAGGAAGATTAAGTGTAGATGGTCTACCAGTTACTCCTGATAAATTTAAAGTAAGCCCAACAGTTGCTTTAGCTGAAGTCGCAGTATCTGGCACATAACCGATACCCGTGGCAAGTGATACGACACTTGATCTCAATTGAGCAGTACCTAGAAATGATTCGTTCAATGCAAAGTTTGTAGTTAATCCGTTAATGTGTGTATTGTATGCAAGTACATCAAGAATATTTGATAGACCAGATGCTTCAAAATCATAGTCAGCAAATTCTGTTGTATTTTGTAAATACGTTTTAAGATTAGATTTTATATTTGCAAAGTCTAATGCGGTTGAATTAATTGTTGTTGCCATGTTATCTTAGCCTCGCAAGCGTACTAGTAAATTTTACTAATTCTTCTGTGTTTATTACTTTAAATTCTACAGTTACACTAATAGAATTTCTATCTGGTTTTGCAATTGCAGTAACGTTTAGTGCCTCTGCTCTTGGTTCAAATACATTAATAGCATGTCTACAGCTTTCTTCAATATCTTCTTCTGATTCGTCATCAGCAAGCTCAAATAATAAATCTCTGAGATTAGCACCAAATTTAGGTTGAAACGGTTTTTCATAATAATTTGTAAGCATTAAGTTTTTTACTGCCTGCTTCACTGCTGCTGCATCTGTCTTTTTAAAAATCTCTCCACTTGGTTTAACTGCAAATGTAAGATCTATATCTTTATAGATCTTAGTTCGAGATCCAATAATAGAACTCGATCCTAATCTTACATCTTCTGCTGCTAATTTAGTGGCCATGATTGTCTCTTTTAGTTACCTTTATTTATAACAGTTTTATGCATCTACAAATCCAAAAGCAGATCTAAACCAACTATCTGATCTCCATACTACTTTAGTTTTCTTATCATAGCCGCTTCCTATTATTCTATCATTACCTGTAAATGCACCTAACATATCTAAATGCATACCTTCATCATCCATATATTTTGGATTTTGTTCAGGTCCATGTCCTCCTGCAAGGATGCCATTATCTATAGCAGCTATTATAAAATCTGTCATGATAAGTCGATCAGCGTGTTTGAAAGAACTTAAAGCTTTATTATTTTTATATAATTTAATATCTGCAGCTAATCCAGTATTATGTCTTCCGCTGCCTCTACTCTTACCATTAGTACCTGGTTGTTTACCACTATATATTTCTACATAATCTAAGTTAACAGTTCGAGCTGCATTTGCTAGTACAGTTTCTAATTCTTCATTTACTTTTCTATCTCGTATAGTATTTGTATCATAAGAATATTTTATCTTCTCATCTACTGCAACGACTCTTGATGCTACAGATTTATTCGGTTCTACTGAAACTATTTCTATTAAATCATCTTGACTTAATATTTCATTATTGTATACGGTTTCTAGTTTAAATTGAGTAAGTCCTATGGGATTATAATCTTCATCAACTTCTGGCATAACAACTGTTATTTGAATATTTATTTTATCTTCTTGAAGCGTGTCATAATTTAAAAGTACTTTATCATAACCAAATAAACTTTCAGCCAATCTTACTGCAAAGTTAAATGAAACTTCTGCAGATTGTTTATTCGATGAATCATGTAATTCATATGTAATAGCTCTACCTGATGTTGCAAGAAATGGTATAGAAGCCGGACTAGATGTCAAATTTTCTCCAGAATATTTATTATAAACACCTTCAACAACTGTTAAATTCTGATCCTCAAATTGCTTGTTTGCTTTTTTAAATTTGATTACTTCGGCTTGTAATAATAATTGTCTAGTTAAAGTTAAATTTTCTTTAATACTTAATGTAACATCTGTTAATCGTACGCCTTCAAGTAAAAATGTAGATATTGGTATTCCTGCTCCTAATAAAGCTTTACCAGTATTTAAAACACTTATCTTTTTACCTAGTGATTCTAAATTAGAATTAGCTATTCTTCGCGGATCTCCCATAATTCTCATTGGATTATATCGACTATCAGGTATAAATTTTTTAACTTGCCTATTGCTTTTGATATAACTTACTACATCTGTCGATACTCCTAAATTTTGATTATACGCTATGTATGACACGTTTCCATCATAAGATCTACCTTGACCTGGTGGAATTTTATCTAATGCAAATGACTTTGATATTTGTGATGTGCTTTCTAAATACGTAATAAAGTCTCCATTTGCTGAATTGCTTGGATCTTTTAATTTTGCTCTGATCTCTCTTAAACTTAAAGTTCTATTTGAAACTCCACCGGTTATTTTATCTAAATCAATTTTATTTTTATATCCATCACCTTCATCTATTTTTACTTTACGATATCCGTATTTAGAATCACGAAGAGCCGCTGCCATACGACCTGATGTGGGTTGTGATGTCTGCGTGTCATTTGTAGCAGTATCAAATGTACCAGATCCGCCTCCAGAACCGGAACCAGCAGAAGTGTCTGCATCTCCTGCTTTATCAGCTTTACCATTAAGATCTCCATGAAATGTAGGAGCAGTTACTCCAGCAGTATATGTAGCCGATGTTCCAAAATAATTCTTTGCATAGTATATCATATTCTCACCGCCAATAGTTCCGCCTGCACCTACCACTGTAAGATCTTCTGCAGAAATATTTGTATTTGGAGCAGCAAAAGTTGCTGTCATCATTGAACTAAAATGTGCAGATCCTCTTGCATTCATATTAAATTCACCTTGAACACTATTATCAAGTTTACCTTTTACGATATTTGTTACATCACCTAAATGAATGCTTGTAGTATTCTTTACTACATCTGTTTGCATATTACCTACGACTTCAACATACTTGTTTTTCTTTGTTGCTTCTTCTGAATGTCCTTGAATAAATTCTCTTTTATTGCCCTTTACATTTAATTTGTAATCGCCTTCGACTCTCATATCTAAATCGCCAGTAGCATCAATCTCTAGATTCTTACAAGAAACTTTCAGATCTCCTTCAACCATTAATACACCAGATCCACCGACTGATGTTATAATATTGTTTTCAGTGCGCATAATCATTGTACCGTCATTACGCATCTCGATACCAGTACCATTTTCATGTTTAAGTAATATTCTTCGAGAGCCGTGCTTATCATCAAATAATAACACATGGCCTGATGATGTTTGTTTTACAGATGCATCCGAATAATCAGTATCAGTTCTATCAGTAGTTGACATTATATCTACAATGTCGATAGTCGGATCGCCAGGAACATTTAATTGATGATTTTCTTTTGTTAAAGAAGATTTATACCAGTATTCTGCTCTCGGAAATTGACCTTGCGGATCACCAGCTTTTTCAGTATCTTGAGTTGATCTTGCATTAGCAATATTCTCTAATATTTTCCATGTATCAGCCATTATTGTATATCCTGTTCTTCAAGTATTTGATTTTTAGAAGCTTTATCTTTTATAATTATTTCATCTCGAGTTAAAAACTTTTTATCTTGATTAGGAAATGCCGTATTAAGTCTATAAAACGGAGAAGCAAGTATTTTATCTGCAACATCAAACCCTGGTCCTACATTGATAGCAGGCTTTACTTCTTTAATTTGTAAATCATTATTACCAAACGCATCTCCGCCTGGGAATATTGTATAAAATGCTTTCATAAATGAATCAAAGCTTTTCCATTGCGCTTGAGTAATCGAAGCAGCATCGAGTCTTACATTACCAGTAGCACCGCTTGGCCCTCTTGTACCATTAAATCCTGCCACAAATGCAACTCCAATACTGAGAGGTTTAAATTCATCTGCAACGTGCGATGTCTCTATATTAATAGGTGCACCAGTTTGAATTGATCCGTCTCTTCGTACTACAAAATGATATGGTATGGCTTCACCGCCCGCTGAAAATTCTTGATTGATTTCAGGTGCACCAATATATCCGTCATCAATGAAATGTCCTGACCAATGCCATACAACAGTTGTTATATCTCTTTCAGCTGATTTTATAATACTTTCTATTTCTTCTTGAGAACCTAAAAGCACAAATTGGTTTTGTTTAGTAGTTTCTGCAGAGTTTCGTATTCTATGTCTTGCTGTATTACCATCATTAATAGTCGAGGCTACTGTTGTCTTTGCGCTCTTCAACGATAAAATTTGAGTATCCATTTTAGCTGTTAGCGCTGCTAGCTCTGTTTCAAGTTCAGGTGCTTGTAATTTCATTTTACCTATGAAATCTTGCATGTCAAATAATGAAGTAATTTTAGTACCTATTCCAAGTATACCGGCCTGATCAAAAATCTTTGTTGGTATAGTTGTTATAGCGGCTGATATATCAAGAGGATTAAGATTTCCGAATGCTGCGTTTAAAACATCTAAAGTTTTACCTGATGTAAACTCGTCACCGAACTTACTAATTGCAGTGCCTAACTCTCCGCTAAAATTTTCAGATAAATCTTTTAAAAAGCTCCCGCTATTTAATCCGCTATTTAAAGTTGTAAATTTTTCTTTAGCTTCAGTTAAAACGTTGCTCATCAAATCTTTGAATTCATCAGATTGCATAACTTTAACGCCTTCAGACATAGCATCTTGCAAGTCTTCATCTAATACTTTTTTAACAGTATCTTCAAATTCAGTGTCTGTAGCTCCGCTTACTTCTTTTATCATTTGTGATATATTAGTAGGAGCTCCGTCGCAAAAAAGTTTATGAGTCATAATATTTTCTGTAGCTGTTGTGACAGTAGTATCTGAAGTACCAATACTAACAGCTGCACTTCCAAATATTTTATTGAGTTCAGTCAAATCACTAGATGATATTGCTGTTTTCATTTTGTCTTCTATACCAGGTAATTCTTTTAAAACAGTACACATTACAGGTTTGACTTTTGAAAATCCTTTTTCGATCTCATCAATCGGAAGTTGAACCATACTTTGAAATACACCTTCAAATATTTGACCATCACTATCTCCTAGCTTAGTGCTAAAAGCAGAATTAAACGTTGTAGTAATTTTTTCGAGTTTATCTTCTAACCCCGAAATATTTTGACTTCGTCTAGATCCTTGTAGTAATTCATTTATTTCTGCTATTTTTGGCATATCATGATTCCGGATAATATTGCGTAAATTCGTTATATACTTTTAAAGCTTCTTTGAGACGAAGTTCTTCAGCAGCTCTTGCATTCCAATAATTAGTTGGCTTACCAAACTTACCGCTATTTACAAATCTGCTTATATCAGATTTTATTTCTGGTCTTTCATATTGTCGCATAAACATCATTGTAGCTTCTTCTGTATTTTCTGTTTCAAAAAATTGTCCTCTGAGAAACGTATATTGTTTTAATTCCCAGTCAACAAATTTTAATTGTGTCATTAAATCATTGATGGCTCTATTTTGAGTAGATGCAAATAATTGAAGTTCTTTTTGTCGATCTATTCCCCATTGGGCAATACCATATGCAGTATATTCGATATCAGTTCCAGCATTTTCAGTGCCCTTGGCATCAGGATTCATTTCAATACCATCATCTCGAGCTTCTATTATAAAATTTCCTATCATTCCTGCAATATGATGAGGTCTATATTTGAAATTTAAACCTGGACTAGTACTAAAAAACTCCCAAGCTTTTGCACGATTATCTGCATTGTCTCCCGTAAGAGTTTGTGCTGGAAAAAAATCTGTAATAAATGATCTTGCTTGTGGTCTTATAGATGTTAATAAAGCTTGTGATGAACCATCTCGATTACTTCTTTGTGTTGCATTCGGTTCTGATATATGAGGAATTGGTCCTATAATAATTGGTAATTGACATAAGCTACCATCAGCAAAAAATCCAACTACCCTTGCTCCAGGTTCAAGTCGAGGATTTTCTCCTATACCTGATGTTCCGCCACCTGTATTTGGAAGAATGCATTGCGCAAATGGCAAATCATTATTTGCAATCTCAGATCCATGTACTCCGTCTGCTCTTACTTTGACTCTATCTAATCCACTAGGATCTGTGCCTGTCTCTATAATAATTCCAAAAAACCATTTAAATACGTTACCATACATACTCATATTCTGTTTCCTAACTTTACACAGCTCATATCAACATTGTGTTGTGTATCATTGAAATGATGTCTTGCTGTATATATTATAAAAACGCCTGATCGTTTTCTATCTTCTAAATCATCTGCAGAAACTTCGCCTTCTCCGCTTGGTGCCGAGTTGTTTGAAGGATATATAAAATCTAATTGTCTTCCGATACTTCCATTGTCTCCTAATAAAAAAAGTCTACCAGGAACTCGAATGCTCATCGCAGATTTAAATAGCATATTTCTTAATGCATTATTGCACGCAGTAAGTCTAAATGATGCTACATTCGTTTCTTGATGTATATTATTAATATCAATATACGTATCATTTGCCACACATTTGTGGATATTTGTTGTATTATATTGATTCATCATTTTACCATTAAATTCATATTGCGAATGATGCACAGGAACTGTATCTTTTTTTATTAATTGAACTTTTGCCATATCTGCAAATAATTCATCTACGTCAAATTCATACTTTATAATTTGACCTGTTGTTATATCGGTAATAGAATGCTGACCAGCAGTAGAACCCGAAGTCATAAGTGCCAAAGAATTTTGTCTATGCAAAGAACTATAAGCCGATACATTAATAGCGTTTTCTACTGCACCTACTGAAGT